ACTTGTCATAAATTTGTTAGTGCCACACTAACAATTGGCGCGCCGCTACAGAAAGAACTGGTTTCAAATATCGTGCAGATATTGGCGCGCCGCTACCCTAAGAACTGGTATCAAAAGGGGAGCAGAACCGAAGCTCCACTCCCCCTGAGATGTTAGAATATAACAGTGCAGAGTATCACCAGCATAGAAGGGCCAAGGATACATCCTACAAACAAACCGCGAATGAAAGCAGAGCTATCGCTCATTTGATGTTCCTCATTTTGTGTAGTGAACCGGACGCTCTTTCGGTGAACGCCATACTACTAGCCAGAAAGCTGGGTAGATTACTAAGAACAACCCACAAGCACCTAACCCAAGCACCATAGGTGCGACATGGTCAACATACGGTTGCTCAAAGAAATAGCGGAGAGCAAACCCGCCTATAGCCATCGCCAAAAGAAAGTATAAACGTGTAACCATTAGTCCGTACTCCTATGAATGATGTATGCGCCTACGAGTGCGATGATGCCAATAGTTGTCACAAAGAATGGTATCCAAACAGACATGATGTAACCACCGTTGTTGACTACCATGTAGTCATTTGTGTAATACCCGAGCAATACTGCCAGAATACCGAGTATGGTGAGTATGTACTTCAACATGGTCCTTCCTTCCTTGGTTGTGGGGGGGCCGAAGCCCCCCCAAGGTTATGCGCGGTATGCGCGATACTTCGTTATCAATGGGATAACGAGCATGGGTAACATGCAACCGAGGATGATACCCAGCACTGCAGCGCGAGTGTAGGGATCAATGACTGCGCCTATGCCGTCACTGATAGTATTACCAACAGCACCACCTAACACTGCACCGATGCCACGTTCGGCACCGAGTAATGTTGGGAAGCGTGCGAGTAACACATCATCCATTGTCATTCCTTTGAATGCGAATGCGATTAACACACCGTTATCCAAGAGACCGAATAATAAACCATTCGGTAGAAGATCAAACATCAATCACCTCCGTGTTGCTGTCGATGATTGTATTAGAACACAATGTAACGAGTTATACTATAGATAGTTGTCACTAATTGATATGATTTGGCACAGACTACCGCGGGCTGCTAAGGGTAAAATTGACTACCGCGACCCATACCCACCCCCCATAACCCCCTTCAGCAGAAGGGACTCCGGGTGTACCTATATAATAGTAATCCGTTCAAATATTTTACGTTTTTTTGCGTTTTGGAACATTCAAGCCTTCGTTCCTGATGGCGGGGACTATATGTACTTCATGGGTGTCCATGTTTACGTAGGCTATACGAACCCCTAGTATTTTTTGTTCTTCTGATAGTACGCGGTAGATTCGATACGGCCCGTAGGGTTTTTTCGTCCCCCGTACCCCTATTTTGTTCCCCCTAAGTATTTTGTTTATGTTTCGGAGTTTTTCTTTTTTTGCATCCAGCAGATACACTTTGCCTGTCCTACCGGATATAGCTATTACATCTACGGGACCGAAAGATGCCTGGGGTCTGAATACATAGAACTCCCTGTGCAATAAATACTCCATGAGTATTGTTTCGCATATTTGTCCGTCTACATGTTTTCTGTCCATATATGGAACACCCCCCCTTTGGAGTCCCAAGCTTCTTGTGGAAACTTTTTATATTTGGTACGTTACAACACGGTTAGCTACCTGCGGAAGAAATTAATGACTTTAGTCATAGAAGCTGAACTGGGAGTTCCTTTCTCCCCCGACACCCCATATGTAGATTTACAGGCGCGAGCTGAATCCGCTTGCAACACTGCTTCAAAGTTATCCGAACATGGGTTAGACGTACAACCCACGAAAGAGGATAAGGATGTAGCAGCTAAACTGGTTCTGGCTTACGCAAACGATCCTGAGAAGACTTCTAAAAAAGTCACAGCGAAAAAAGCGGCTACGTTGACCCCGGCATCTCTGTTGATGACCAACAGTATATTGCAGGAGTTTGGTCAGTCCGTGGTGGAGAGTGCCAAACAGATACGGCACCTTGTGACAAACAAGTTGGTACTGGAAGCCGATAATCCTGATCCGCGGGTGCGTATACGTGCTTTGGAATTATTGGGAAAAATATCGGATGTGGCTTTGTTTGCGGAAAAATCGGAAGTGACTATAACGCATCAGTCTACGGATGATATAAAGGACAAGTTGCGATCCAAGCTGGCGAAACTTATAAATCCCGAAGATGAGAACGAGATCATTATCATAGACGGCGATACTATGGATGTTGATACCGAACTTGGATTAAAAGAACCTTCTAATGTCTCTTGATACAGCGTTGAACAAGGATTTCACGGAAGAAGAAGTCCGGTTTATGCTGAGTAATCTCGATAAATACACCCCCGAGGAACTTACCGAGATAGATAGTCTTGTAGGTGAACTGTCATCCAGAAAATATAAACATAAAGTACACGATGACCTTATGGAATTCTGCAAGCATATGCAGTTAGACTATAAGGTTGGCAAACATCACCAGATTCTGGGTGATATGCTCATGGATATTGAGCAGGGGAACAAGGATCGTATATGCGTCAACATACCGCCCCGGCATGGTAAGTCTCAATTGGTGTCAATCATGTTTCCAGCGTGGTTTCTGGGAAGAAACCCGAACAAAAAAGTTATGATGGTCTCTCATACTACCGATTTGGCTGTGGATTTTGGTCGTAAAGTACGAAATATGATTGCAACAGACGACTATAAGGCCATTTTCCCTACGGTTTCGCTTGCGGTTGACTCGAAATCTGCTGGTAGGTGGAATACGAACACAGGTGGTGAGTATTATGCGTGTGGTATTGGCTCATCTATCGCTGGTCGTGGTGCGGATCTGTTGATAATTGATGATCCACATTCGGAACAGGATGTCATTAACGGTAATTTCGAGGTTTTCGATAAAGCGTATGAGTGGTTCACTTATGGTGCCCGTACTCGTCTTATGCCGGGAGGAAGTGTAGCGATTATACAGACCCGATGGCATATGGATGACCTGACTGGTCGTGTTGTCACTGATATGTCTCAGAATGCGAAGGCGGATCAGTACGATATAGTGGAATTTCCTGCTATATTGGAAGTACCTGACGAGGAAAATTCCGGTTATGTGAAAAAACCGCTATGGCCTGAGTTTTTTGATCTGGACGCACTGCTTCGTACCAAGGCTTCCATGCCTGCATTTCAGTGGAATGCTCAGTATCAACAGGAACCAACGGCTGAAGAAGCTTCTATTGTAAAACGGGAATGGTGGAAATCATGGGGGGATAAGAAACCACCGTTATGTGAATATATAATAATGTCTCTTGATTCAGCGGCGGAAACACATAACCGGGCCGATTTTACAGCACTTACTACATGGGGAGTTTTCTTAAACGAAGAAACTAGCGCGTATAATATTATATTGTTGAACAGTGTTAAGAAGCGTATGGAGTTTCCTGAATTAAAAGCAATGGCTATGGAAGAATATGAAGAATGGAAACCGGATTCTTTCATTGTGGAAAAGAAAAATTCAGGCACTGCATTGTATCAGGAAATGCGTAGAATGGGGTTACCGATACAGGAGTATACTCCCCATAGAGGTTCAGGGGACAAACTTGCGCGATTGAATTCTGTTTCGGATATTGTATCTTCAGGTCTGGTTTGGGTTCCCACTACACGTTGGGCGGAAGAAGTAGTAGAAGAAATTGCTGGGTTTCCATTTATGAGCCACGATGATTTGGTTGACTCCACTATTATGGCTCTTATGAGATTCAGACAAGGTGGGTTCATAAAATTACCCACTGATGAACAGGAACCGATACGATATTTCAAACAACGTGCCGGTGGGTACTACTAGAAAATGGATGTTTTTTACTACGCTATTATTATGCTTTGTCCGGCGAACGTAGTTTGTGATGCATCTGATAAGTTTATAAGATATTTTTCTGAGCCGTATGCTGTTGAACAAGAAGAAACAAAAAATGGTTGGATAATGAGTGAACGGTGTAAGAAAGCGGTCAGAGAATTACGAAAGCATATTACCATTGACGGCGAACAATCCACTTACAACAGAAATCGGTCTAGCTCCCTCTGTGTCCAGAAAGATGTTTGGGATCGAATGCACCGTAATGACACCCGAGGGTAAGGATATATTATGGCTATTGATAAAGCGTTAACTCC